GGGCAGAATATGAACCCACTTCAGTAGATCCGGAAAAGAGCCAGCTCCTCGAAGCAAGAAACCACGCAGTGGCAGACATCGCCAGAGCTTTCAACATTCCACCTCACCTCATGGGATTAGACATGGGACAAAGTTATGCCAGCGTTGAACAAAATAACCTCGCATGGGTTACTCACTGCCTTCGACCGATAGTCACGAAACTAGAAAACGGATTCGGAAAACTACTAAAACGAAGTGAAGGTGGTGAGCAAGCATTCCTAAAATGGAACTTGGACGGATTGCTCCGTGGCGATATGCAAACCAGAGCACAAAGCTACTCAACCGGCCTGCAAGCGGGATACCTTTCAATCAACGATGTAAGGAAGATGGAAGACCTAAGTCCGGTGGACGACACCTCGGCCATGGTTCCCAGGGTTCCACTGGCAAACGTAAACATTGAAAACGCTACACTTTCAAGCCAGACGGCCAAAGTAAAAATGGCCAGGGATTTAGTCATGGTCGGATTCGAACCGGAAGCCGTTCTCGAAGCCCTCGGATTGCCAGCAATGGATCACACGGGAGTGCCATCAGTTCAGCTTCAAGGATTGCAAAACTTAGACCCAGAGAATCCATCAGCCGCTTACGACGTGGGAGATGATGATGCCGGTTCACAATAATCTGATCACACTTGGAACGGCGGCCCAGCTGGTAGTCCCAAATAACAACATGGAGCAGGAAGTACACCTGCATAACATGACGAAATCCAGCAACGAGTACATTCACCTAGGCAACGCAGATATGACACTCGCCAATTCACTACACATTGACCCAGGCGAATCAATACAAATCAACCTCGGACCAGGGGATGAACTGTACGCTTTGAGCGACCCAGATGGACTAGAGCTCGGAATTTTGAGGATAACCCAGGACTAAAAATGCCATATTTCATAACGGACCAACACCCAGACTGTGACAATTGGGCACTCGTGAAGGAAGACGGGGAGCTCGTTTTCTGCCATCCAAATGAGCCTGCGGCCAGAAATCACATGATAGCGATTAGCCTCTCGGAAGATTTGGAGCCAGGCGGAACCTACCAGGGCGAAAGTTTTAGGGCAGCATTACCCGGGGACAAATATACAACTGAGCAGGAAGCACTCGACAGAGCTGCGGAACTTGGATGTGAAGGAACCCACACAATGGATGAAGACGGGCAAACAATATACATGCCCTGCTCGACCCACGGAAGATATGAAGAATTGACCGGGAGCCAGGGCGGGTACTCCAGAGCAAAACACGATATGGGAGCCTCAACACCTGCACCTGCGGAAGACCAAATCGAAGGGAGCGATGAAAACGAACCAGGCTCGGCATCAGGCGCAGGAAACAATATCGAAGTATCAGAGCGGACGGAAACAGCTCTGCAAAACAAAGTCAGGGAACACAATGAAGCGATGGAGGATGGAGATCGTCCGAACCATACTCGTACAACTCTCGGCCAGCTAAAAGCGGTATATCGCCGGGGCGCTGGAGCTTATTCCCAATCGCACCGCCCTGGAGTTTCAAGGGGAGCATGGGCAATGGCCAGAGTGAACGCATTCCTCTACTTATTGAGAAACGGCAATCCAGAAAACTCAAACTACGTCACAGACAATGACCTGCTTCCGGAAGGCCATCCAAAATCAACCCGGTCGGACGGATCCGTTTCAGGTTGGGAACGCCGTGACGTTGACCTTGAAGCACCCGCCTATATGCGAGCGGCAGCAAGAAAAGGAATCGAGCTCTACGAGGAAGGCCTCGCAGGGGACGGAGTAACCGAACAAACAATCAGGGAAGCCAGAGCCATGGCCCGTGGAAATATTACGGCGGACAAATGGTCACGAATTGGCCCGTGGATTGCTCGACACTTGACAGACCTCGATGCAGAATCAAACAAACCAGGCGGGGAAGGTTTTCCAGGGTCGGGAGCCGTGGCGTTTTATCTCTGGGGAGCAAGACCAACAAAAAACGGGGCTGATCGAACCAGAGAGTATGCTGAATCAATTACACGTAGAATAGAAGAAGAAGCGGAAGGCAGAGCAACAGGCAAAGCTATGAGTAAATTTGAAACCAGAGTACAGGCCACAGACTTCGAAGTAAGAGATGACGGCGATGGCATGACCTTCGTGGGTTACGCCGCAATTTTTGATGCACCCAGTGAGGGCCTACCTTTCACAGAGAGAATTCAACCGGGAGCCTTCAGGCGCTCGCTGACTTCCAGAAATAACATTTTTATGTTTTACAATCATGACCCAGCAAACGTTTTAGCAAGTACCAGGGCCGGCACATTGAACCTCCAGGAAGACAGCCGTGGATTGAAAGTTGAAGCAAGACTAGCCAATACCACAATCGGCCGGGATGTTGCGGAATTGATTCGCTCAAAAAACTTGGACTCGATGTCAGTCGGATTTTCAGTTCCAGAAGGCGGGGACAGTTGGAACACGGACGGAACCGAACGAACACTACGCAGCGTCAGACTCGGCGAAGTTTCCATCGTTGCCAGGCCCGCCTATCCTTCCACTTCAGGCACGGCCACAGTTCGAGGATTGGATGCAATCGCTAAAAGAGCTGCGGTCGATCCGGATGCCTTGGCAGATGCCCTGACCAAAATCGAAGTCGGGGAAGAAATTACGGCGGAAGATAAACAAATCATTTCAAGTGTTATCACTGAACTGGGACCAAACGAAGAACCAGAAACAGAGCCAGAGAGTGAAGCAGACACAATGGCTAGACTTGAAATGAAGAAAAAGAAACTAATGGCGATGATGAAGGAATTACAATGACCAAAGATGAAATCAAAAAGGTACTGCTAAATGCAGTTGGCGACCCAGGCGTGGGACCAGTTAAAGAAGCTGCGGAAGTTCAGGCGGCTGCACTAGCAGAAGTTCTCTCGCCAAAAAAGCAAGAGAAAAAAGAAAACAGAGTCCTAGAAACAGACGAAACTAGGTGAGTTTTTTACCCCCGGCGGTTCCCCCTTCGGCCGGGGGTTTTTTCAACTCATAGAAATAAACCTTTGAAAGTGGAACTTCAAAAAAGGAATCCACGCCATCAGTTAGCCTCGTGAGCTTTTCAACCACTTTGGACTTCAAAACATTTTCACCGGTGACCACGGCCATCCGTTTCAGATCCGAACTAAGCACACAAAAAACAGCGTTAGTGTTTGCAAATTTTGCCTTGCGATAAGGGATATGCAAAGAATGAAAAGGGAACGCACCCGTCCATCCCTGCTTGACTTCCACTTCAACCATTCGAACAACACCATCAACATCAGTGGCAACCAGATCAATGCCATACTTGTCATCATTATCATGAACCGAATAGCCCCGGTTATTTAAGAAATCACCTACCACCGAACGGGCAGTGCCGTCAAAACGGTCGAACAAAGACTCGTCGAATTCCTTCACAAATCAATCGTAGCCTGCCCGGGGATAAACACCCGATAGACTTGAAGGAGTGGCGTGAGTTAGCTCCGCCCAAATTTAGCCAGAGTCAGCTCGGCACAAACAACACGAATAGGAGCAAAATAATGAGTGAATTCATTACTCGCAGAGAAGAAGAAAGAGCGAACCTGTTCGAGCAGATCAAAACCATCATTACAGATGCTGAAACTGAAGGCCGTGACCTCGACTCAGCTGAGATGGAAAAAATCGATCGAATCGAGCAAGACATCGCAGCGGCAGAGCGTTCAATCGAAGCTGCCCAAAAGAATGAAGAAAGAATGGTTGAAGCCTCAGCAGCAGCTAAGGGATTCGTACCAGCAAGCCACATCGAGGATGCCTCACAGCTTCGCTCAATGATTAACGGCGAAATCCGTAACCAGGCATTCGAGATGCGTGGAACCGTAGTCAGCAGCGACTCGCTAGTCGACCGTGGATTTGCAGACAGGCTGTTCGAGAAAATGCGAGCCGTCGGTCCGATTCTGAACACCTCAGAAGTTCTGACTACCCAGTCGGGTGAGGATATTGTTTATCCAACATTTGGAACTTACAGCCAGGCGACCCTGGTCGCAGAAGGCGGAACAATCACCGAGAGTTCCCCCTCATTCTCAAACATCACACTCGGAGCATTCCGCTACGCAATGATGATCCCAATTTCAAATACTTTGCTCAGGGACACCACTCTGGACATCGAGGAAATCATTGCACGCCAGGCAGCAAACGCTCTGAACTTGAAGTTGAACGAAGACCACACGATCGGCGATGGCTCAAACAAGCCACGTGGAATCGTAGTCGGTTCAAGCGACTCAGGCATTTCAGGTGATGCCGGCACAGTTTCAGCCGATGAAATTATCCAGCTAACCTACTCAGTAGACCAGGCATATCGTCAGGAACCAACTGCCGGATTTATGGCTGCAACAAACGCAGCTCGTGACATCCGACTTTTGAAAGACGGAGATAACCGTTTCCTCTATGAAATCAGGGTCGGGGAACCAGACCAGGTAGCCGGATACCAGCTGTTCGAGAACAAGCACATGGCATACGGCGATGGAGAAAAATCCATTCTGTTCGGTGATTTGGCCCAATACAAGGTGAGATTCGTCAACACAATCGACGTAGCCTCATCCGCTGATTTTGCTTTCAACACCGATACCACTACGTTCCGCATTCAAGCTTCCGCAGATGGCGACATCGCCCAGAGCGAGGCCATCAGGTTCTACACCCAGGGAACTGCTGCATAAGCAACCCTGCAAAAAAGCTAGAAACCCCGGGTTCGGAGATTGGCCCGGGGTTTCTTCTTTGACTAAGATAACACCATGACACAAACAATCTCAGGCGATGTGATGATTTTTAGCAACTCGCCTAAAGCATCCAGCGGATACGGAAAACAAACACAGCTGCTACTTGACCAGATGCACAAAGCGGGCCTGCGCACGGCAGTGGCTTCCAACTTTGGAACTGACGTCGGATTCGACACTTACAAAACAGAGCAAGGCGAAACCACAATCTACCCTCGGGATTTTACGAAATATGGGGCAGGATCAATCAAGAAAAACTGGGAGCATTTCACAGAGGGAAGTGAAAACCCAGGCATCCTGATAACACTTTTTGACGTTTGGCCACTAGCACAAATCAAAGAGCTCGATAGTTTGCAGCTGCACTCATGGACACCGATGGACCACGCATACATAGTGCTGCCCGTTAGAGATTTTTTAGCGAAAGAAAACGTTCACCCGATAGCCATGAGCCCTGACGGACAGCGACAAATGAAAGACGTCAACATTGAAAGTGAATACATTCCACACGCAGTAGATACTTCGATATTTTATCCCGGGGCAAAGATTGACGGAAAGACCGGCAGGGAATATCTAGGCGTTGCAGATGACCGCTTTATTTTTGGATCCGT